GTCGCCCGAGGCGGTGATGATGGGATACGCGGTGGACGTGCCGTCGTTCCTCAGCGTCGCGACGTTCGCCACCGCGCCGCCGTCCCCGAAGGAGAGCGGCCAGGCGAGGCCGTGCGGGGCGTCCGCATGCCACGCGAGCGCGCCCGCCGAGGCCCCCGGCGAGAGGTACGCGCGGCGGGGGGTGGTGCCGTAGCGGCGCGGGTCCGGGCAGACGATGGTGAGGGCGAAGGTCACGGCCCCGCCGCGAACCCCCTTGCCGACCTCGGCGGTGAGCGCCCCGGTCGCGTACGTCTCGGCCACGCCGTCATCGACGGCGATGGACACCAGGCGGTGGGCCATGGCCCCCAGCGGCGCGAGCGACGAGACCGCCTCCGCCCTCGTCCTTCCGAGCGCGTACCCGTCCACCGTCACGGTCCGTGACGAGTAGGTGACCTGCTCCGGCGAGAGCCCGAAGGCCCCGTCCGCGAGCTGGCGCTCGGTGAGGCTCCACTTGCCGTCGGGGGTCCCGTACCACCCTGCCAGCCCGGACGCATGCAGGCCGGGAGCGCCGCCCGGAGGCGCCAGGCGCGCGGCCCTTCCTCCCCCCTCGATGGTCACCGCCAGCACGTCCATCAGGACACCTCCATCGCAGCGCGCATCGCCGACCTGCTGAGGATGGCCGCCGCCGCGTACATGTCCTGGTCGCTTCGCACGACCCTGGTGCTGAAGCTCTGGTTGACCACCGTCGTGCGGCCGGGCGCGGGGTACGGGGAGCCTGCCCTCGTCGTCGCCCACGCGAACCCTGGCGCGCCCGTGGCCATGGCGTCCGCCAGGCGTCCGCCGATGCCGGAGACCAGCGGCTCGACCTCAGAGCCGAAGGCGCGCTCGATTCCGCTGCCCAGGCCGCGCATGATGGCCATGCCGTGCGGCACGAGCAGCCTGCGGTCGTACTCTATGGGGCCCTTGTGCTCGGCTATCCAGTCGGCGATGCCGCCGACGAAGCCGGCCACGCCGTCCCATGCGCCCTTGAGGCCGCCCAGGAATCCGTCCATGACGCTCCTGCCGGCACCGACGAGGAGCCCTCCCAGGTCGCCGAGGGCGGACAGTATCCTGCCGGGCAGGTCCGCGAACCAGTCGATCACCTCGGCGCCCTTCTGCGTCGCGCCCGAGAGGAGCCCGCCCACGAAATCCAGGCCTGCCAAGAGCATCTGGCCGACCGCTCCGGCGACTGCGGCCACTGCCTGCAGGAGCAGCGTGCCTATGGCCGCGAGTATCTGCGGTGCGTCGTTGATGACCGCCGTCGCGAGTGCGAGGAAGAGCGTCACGGCTGCGGCCAGGATGGTCGGCAGGTTGTCTCCGATGGCGGCGGCGAGGAGCTGTATCACCATCGTCAGGGTGTCCACGATCTCCTGCGCGTGCTCGGACATGTACGTCATGACACCCACGATGATCTGCGCCACCGCGACGAGCAGGTACGGCAGGAGCTGAGCCGCCTGGGACAGGAGCGGACCCACCACGGACGCGATGCCGGCTAGCAGCGACTGGGCCTCGCCAGCCCAGTCGACCCCGGAGAGGTACCCGCGTACCGTCCCGAGCGCGCTCGCCGCCGCGCCGACGAGCCCGGCCGCCGCGTCGGCCACGACCGGCAGGAGGGTCTGGCCCACCTGCGAGACGGCCTGCGGAAGGTACGACACGACCGTCGTGAACACCTGCCCCACGCGCGGGGCGACGTTCGTCACCACGTTGTCGACGGCCCCGAGCAGGTTGCCCACGAGCGCACTCACGTCTGCGTCCGGGTCGGCCAGACCCGTCAGGAGGTTCTCCCACGCCGCCTTGGCCATGGTGACGCTGCCCTCGATGGTGCCGGCCGCCTCCTTGGCGGTGGTCCCGGCGACGCCCTGCGCCTCCTGCACCTGCTGGATGGCCTGCACGCAGTCCGCGAACGAGTCTATCGAGAGGTCGCTCGCCTCGCCGTTGGCGGCACCCCAGGCGTTGGCGTCGGCTATGAGCTGCTCCATGCCCTCCTTGGTGCCCGCGTATCCCAGCTTCAGGTTGTCGACCATCGTGTAGTTCTGGCGCGAGATGCCCATGATGGCGTTCTGCACGTCCTCGGCGTTCGAGCCGAAGACGTTGACGTTGTCGCTCATGGCGCGCATGGCGACGTCGGCCATGTCGGCGGCCCTGGCGGTGTCCCCGCCGAGGGAGTTGATGAGCGCGGCGGAGAAGCTCGTCGCGGTCTGCATGTACTGGTTGGCGCTCATGCCGCTGGTCTGGTACGCCTGCGCCGCGTACGCCTGGAGCTTGCCGGACGCGTCGCCGAAGAGCTTGTCCACGCCGCCGACCATCTGCTCGTACGTCGAGTACGCCTGCACCGAGCCGCCCACGACGGACTGCGCGGCGCCCGCCACCGCGCCTGCGACCTGCTTGGTGACGTCCCACATGGCGTTGCCCATGGCCACGCCCCTGGCGATGGCGCCCGAGGTGATGCCCTCCACCTTGGAGGACGCCTGGTCGTCCACGCCTATCCTCACCATGAGGTCCAGCAGGTTCACCTTGTCACACCACCTTCAGCCCGGCACCGTCCACGACGCGGCGCGCTATCTCCCCGAACCCCTCGCTCGGCCGTTCCCTCGGGTCGAGGTCCCCGAGCAGCGCCGTGTACGGGCGCTCCACGTACTCCCCACGCGCGGCGGCCCTAACGCTGTCCGCGACGTACGCGCGCCACAGGGCGCGCTCCTCGTCCTCGCGGGATCGCGCGCCGGCGTAGGCTAGGAACGCGCCTACGCTCCCAGGTCCCCGGTACTCCCCGAGGCAGAGGAGGAGGCTGCGGCCACCCCTGCGGGAAGCGAGCCTAAAAAAGCGAGTGCCTCCTCGTCGGTGAGCAGCTCGACCAGCCCCTGCAGGACCTGCGGGAGCGTGTGCGTCGCCTTCCACTCGCCGGCCTCCTGGCCGTCCGTGGCGGCGAGGATCGCGATCACGTCCTCCCCGTGCTCGGAGAGGAGCAGCGGGGCGGCCTTCGCGATGGCCTCCGCCTTGCCCGAGGAGCCGTCGGCGGCCCTGAGCGCGTCCGCCACGCGCTGGTCGGTGGCGATTGCCACGACCCTCGGGATGAGCACGCCCAGCACGTCCATGGCGCGGTCAGCGCCGATCTCGGAGAGCCTCATGCCTACGCCCCCGCCGTCTCGTCGGTGCCGGCCTTGACGTACACCTCGTATGGAACCTTGTCCGGGGCGTCCATCGAGTAGTGGGCGGTCAGCTCGAAGTCCATCTTCCCCTTCTTCTTGTTGCCCGACTTGAAGGAGAATCCGCCGGTCGAGAGGGCGTTCTCCATGTGGATGGCGAGGAACCCTCCGTTCTTGTCGCCGTTCTTGTCGGAGTAGTCGCCGACCCACCAGACGTCCATGAAGTCCGCCTCCGTGAGGTCGTTTCGAGGCACGACGTGCGTGGAGTTCCCAGAGTCGACGTCAGCCGCGCCCACGAGCTGCCTCACGATCTCCGCCGTCGCGGTGACGAGCGTGCCGGACATGGTCACCTTGATCGAGTCGAGGCGCTTCAGCTCCTTCATGTTGGTCGGGCAGTTGTCGATGTCCTCGCCGAAGTCCGTGTAGCTCGGCTTGGCCTCGAACTCGACGCCGCCGCTCGTGGCGCCGATGATGCCGGAGCCGGCCGCGGTCGCGGTCTTCGGGTCGAAGTTCCTGAGCATCAGCCCGGCATTCAGCTGCAGGTGCGAGAAGGTATCGGACGGTATCTGGGTGAACTTCATGCCTTTTGCTCCTTGTCTAGTCCGCGGTAATCCACTCGACCGAGACGTTTATGCGCCTGCGGCTCACGGCCGGGTCCTCGTCGGTGGCCGCCTGGCACCACGGCTCCCCGCGCGTGAGCCACATCCCGCCGCCGTCGCAGGCGAGGAGGACGCCCCCGAGCCCGATGGCCCGGGACAGCCCGCGTGCGCGGGCGTTGGTCGCGGCCTCTCCCTCGCCGCGCGTCCACAGGTCGACCGTGGCCGCCGTGGGCGCCGCGTCCCACGCGGACGTTGGCAGGGTGAAGGTGGCGAACGGGTACTCGGCAGAGTCGGGCACGTGCCCGTCCGCGTACGCCCTCGCGCCCGCTGCGCCTGCGAGCCAGGCCGCGAAGGCCGCCTCCGGGGTCACTCGCCCACCTCATCGGCCGTGACGCGCTCGGCGTCGATGCCGGACCCTGCGGGCACCGGCTGCGGCGTCGACGTGACGCGCAGCACGGTGCCGTCCGCCAGGCGCACCAGCTCGTGGAAGCGCAGGCCGGTGCCGCGCGGGCACAGGACCTCCCACGCGTCCCGCTCGCGCACCTTGCCTCCCAGCTCCGCCGGCTGCGCCGAGTCGCGGGCGCACGCCGCGCGGAATGTGTCGCCGTCGGAGAGCGTGTGCACGGTGCCGCCCTCCCCGTCCGGCTCCTCGGTGGCCACCAGGCGGGTAACCTCCTGGGACATGCGGTCGAGCAGGCTCACAGCTTCCTCCATCGGTTCAGGCGGGAGCGGAAGGCCGCCTCCCACGTCATGGGCAGCCCCGTGGCCGGGTCGGTCGCGCGGCTGTAGCTGTATCCCCCGAAGCTCTCGGAGGCGTACGGGCCTGCGGGCGCGCCCTGCGCCGCCTGCCACGCCTCTATCTCGGAGACGAGGTCCAGCAGCTCGCGCGGGACGCGCAGGGGCGTGACGGTGCCCTCGAACTCCTCGTCCGAGAGCCCGCCCGCGCCCCGCTGGTGCAGCCCGTCGTTGAGCGCTGACCCCGCCACGTCGCACCACTGGCCGTCCGCCAGCGGCAGCGCCTGCCCGGACGCCGGGTGGATCTCGCCGCCGGAGACCGACCAGCGCCCGCGCACGGGCTCGCCTGCGAACCGGTTGTTGACGCTCGCGAGGACCGCGCCCAGCACGGCGGCCATCAGGCGGCCGCCACCGTGCGCTTGACGCAGGCGATCAGCTGCGGGTAGAGCGCCTTCACGCCGCACAGCATGTCGAGGGAGACCGTGTCGGTCTTGGTCTGCATGTCGTAGCCGTACACGACGCGGATGCCGAAGCCTTCGTAGTTGGCCACGGAGGCGTTCGCGGCACCCTGGGGCAGCTCCAGCGGGCGGGTGACGAGGGCGAGGGCGTTCTTGTGGAAGACCAGGCCGTCGTCCTCGGCGCCCTTGGCGTTGGCGCAGTTCTGGTCGGTGTAGCAGTCCAGGCCGAACTTGCGGCCGATGCTGGCCTCCTGAAGGCCGGCGGTGTCGCCGGAGGCGGAGGCGTTGACGAACAGCTCGGTGTTGAGCAGGTCCGCCTCGATCTGCGGGCCGAAGACGAAGTTGCGGTCAGTGGTGGGCGCCTTGCCCTGCACGATGGCCTGACGCGCGGCAACGATGTTCGCCTGGGTGACTGCGGCGCTGGTGGCCACGGTCTTCTTGGCGGCCGCCACGCCGGCGGCGATGAGGTAGCCGTCCACCTTGTCCAGGAACGCCTGCATGGCGGGCGTCAGGAACTGTGCGGAGAAGTCCTCGATGGACATTGTCATCTCCTTGGACGTGACCGCGAAGGAGACGTCCAGGTGCTTGTCCATGGTGACGGTGTCCTTGGTCTCGGTCGCGTCCTGGACGGTCAGGGTGC